TCCACAACCTAATGGAGGAGAACGTTCTTCTCGTAACGAATTAAAGATAGACCATGCACTGGTTCAACACATCCCAAGCCAAAAGACGACCTCGCGTCAGGGACCCCATGGCACTTAAGGCCACTCGCTCTATGACGCCAGGGTTCAACGCGGATAAAACAAGGCGTTTTTCTGCATCATCGAGTGAGTCAAGAAGCTTTAGACCATACTCATCACCATGGATGTCTCCCAGAGTTGCGCGCGACACTGCGGAGTCAAAGCCTTCGCAGTGGACCGTCCACAGGTAAGCTACCCGGGCTACCTGCGGAGGCACAGCGAAGCGAGGACTCCGCGAGGGAAAAACGCGCAGATAGCAGTACGGGGCATCCAAGTGCGAAAAGAGCTCATCAAATAAGTATGCCCCAGGGATGAAGCCAGCCAAAAGCTTCATCATCTCAGGGTCGGTGTCTAACCAAGCCGTTGGCGGGAGGAAAAACTCAGGTACAACCCCACTACCCGCCTTCTCATGGGTGATAACGTGGCCGTCACTGACCCTGCCCACTCGACCACGACGCTGCCGGTCCCTCGATGGCGCCGTCCAGGTCGTAACGGAGTTATAAAATTGACTCCGAACGAGGAGAGGCGAAACAACTGGCAGCGCTGGCCCGACTACAGGAGTCGCTGACACGGAGCGGAGGATCTTTGCCAGAGACAAGCCAGAATCGACCAGTAACGCCGGCGCTGGCTGGATATCAAGCCCAGTATCCACTATCGATGTTGCAACGATAACGCCCGTAGAGGGTATGGATCGTTGGTTCCGGTGGACAGGTTCAGCAGGCAAAGCACTGCTGACTAATGATCGAGCCATCTTCTCCACCTCTGGAATAGAAGGATAAACGAGCAAGGAGCGTGCAAATTCACGGGGATCAGTTACTATTGCATGGTCAACCAGACGCGCAAAGTAATTAGCCTGAAGGCCATAGTCATGAGGGCCGAGACCTAATTGGTCCGACGTGACATAAGTAGTACGCGAGGAATGACGAATAATCCCAGCCTTATCCACTCGATTAGAGGCCAACAGTTCGCATAAAGGCCCATCCGGGGTCGCCGTCATAGCGACGCCCGGCATACGACTATTGTACTGACCATCCCGGTATTCATGGCATAAAATGAAAGCCGCACCCATCTCGAGAGAGAAAGAACCTGCCTCGTCAAAGCAGGTGACGTCAGATCTTTTAAAAGTCAGGGCTTCAGAGTAGTGAGAAAGAGCAGAGCCCAGTGAATAAGTCCGGAAGAGCTGGACGAAATGGCCGTAAGTCAAAACAACTACGCCGGTCTTTGGAAAGTCGTCACGATTGTCACCCTTGTATACCTTGGTGACGTAGGCAACATCAAGAAAGGCATTGTCATAATCCTGAACCAACACATTATTGGGCAGTAAGAGGAAGACACGCCTCACGCCAGGCGCCTCAAGCAGGGAGGCAACGAACATACTACTTTTCCCCGACCCAGTACCAGCAGAGACCAGAAGCCACCGCTGGAAATCGAAAGAATGCAAGACTCTGTCCACTTCAGGCAACCAATGATGATCAGGCAGCCGGCGGCCAAGACGATGCTGCATGGCATTTGGCACCGCGAGTCGCGCTTGGGCCATCAGGGTAAGGATCTTCGCGGGCCATGAAAATTGCCGTGAAAACCACCACATCCCAGGGAAACACCCCCAGGATGCAATCCCCAGAGATTGCACGACGAGGAGTGAAAACATTTTTAAAATAAGGTAAGGGTCTTTGACGACAAGATTAGAAATCGTCAGAGACATGGTACCTTCACCAATCCAGAAAGCCAATGAAATGAGAGAATACAAAGTGTCTATCCGTGTGACAATAAAGAAACACACGAGTATAAAAGTGCCGATGAAGCGAGTCCTTGCAAGCCGCATCAGCAAAATGTCCGACATGGTGTATAAAAATAATGCACATAACATACTAGATGCTATGGCATCCAGAGGGAGAGTGCTCAAGTCTCTCAGACCGGTACCGGCTTCAGAGACCACTAGAGCCATAAATGCTTTAGGGTCAACCGTAGCCCCAAATGGCGATTGCTTGCACAATAATGAAAGTTCCTGGAGCGTCGGGCATCTCTTCTCTTTCTCGAGGAAGTGGGCCCAAATAAATCGCTCGACGATAAATTCGGAGCGTGTGAACGGAGCCTGAAATTGATAAACATCGGGTTCTCCCCCAATTTTCGCCAAAGAGCGTGGGACAAACGCAACAAGTTCATCTGCCCGGATGAGGCCATTTCGGATAATGTCCAACGCAGGTGTAATCACCTTAGGCAACGGCAAATGCGCATATCGACGCGCAATGGCTCTCTCCTCCATAGGGGGCGAAGGGGATACCCAAAGCTTAAAGACCTCCAAGTAAGATGGTAGCCTGTGCGATCTAAGCCATTTGCGAGCCCATTTTTGCTGTGACGCGATATAATCGGCCTGGCGGGCTGGATGATGATTCCGGGCTAAGTTGATCAATCGCTTGGAAGGCTGGCTTGTGCCAAAAACCACAGTCGAAGCTCGGACCAGCCCGGCAGCATCACGTGCAATCTCAAATCCGATCTCTTTAAAATAAAAGAGCAAGAAACCTGATACAGAATCAGCCCATGTATGGGCGATATCTGAATAGTAAGCAGGATCATGTGCCGTCAGGTAAATATGCCCGATAGACCTGGTCGCAATGTGGTCACAAGCGACAAGGGGGTGAAATCTCATCCGGTCGGCCCTATACTCCGAACGCATTGTGGCAAGTCGTGATTCGGAATGGCGTAATGGTGTAGTTGGCACGGGAATGCCAATTTCCTTATACATAGCCTCATCAACCGTAGTTGGCACAACCAAATGAAGTATGTCGGCGTGATCAGCACGGAGCTCAAAAGCAAAGTCAACACCATAGAGGTCTTTCATCGCAAGACGAATCGCAGGTATCTTTTGGTGCGTGAGCTCGTCAACTGAGAAAGCAACGTCATCAGAAGCATTGGCGAATACCACATGGTCTCGGAAGTCGCAACACGGCAATCCCGTGGCCACAGACCAGGCCGCCCGGAAAGCAATGCGAACCCAGTCACGATTGTCAACACTCGTCGGGGCGCTGCCAGTACCACCCCCGCCCGTCTTGCGGACCTCGGACCCGTCAAGAAGGTCAATAATGATCCCGTCAGCAAGAGATTCGTAATATGACCTTATGAAACTGGTTGTGGCATAAGCCCCCCATGAACCTTCGACGCCACGCTCCCAAAGGCGAACCGGACCCTCTATAACAAGCTGAGAACTTGCCGTAGAGTCAAAAGCCGTGCCATCTCCAACATAGAAGAATGGTTGGGCAGACAAGGCCGCGATGACTGGCGCCATGCCGCCTTCAGTACGCCGAAATGATGGAAGAACCAAGGCCCGCGCAGGGGGAGGGCGCTTGTTACGCTCGCCTGCTAAGACGTTGTAACAGATCGCCGTGATACGATCCTCGGCCGTCACAGTACGAATCGCCTTCCCATTGATCAGCTTATCGATGGCGATCAGTTGGTTCTTCGCAAAGGAATGGAAAGCCATTCCAGGCCAATGTCCGGAATCCAGGATGCTGTTGCAGCCATAGTCGATCGCATGAATCCAGGGAGTCGTCCTCAACTGTTGCCTAGTCTTGACAATAGGCAAGAAGGGGA